GTCAGCGTATGTTTCGCAGGGTTAGGTCAGAGCAGGGCTCTCCAGGATACTATTAAAACACACTTTACCAGCTGATACATGACTGATAAAGGTGATTGATATAATAGATCCAAGATCGTTTGTGTGCCATAGTGACGATCTATAGAGTCTTTCATCCGACCACAAGTGGAACAAAATACATATACTGTATAGCAGGGCTCCTGTTTGCTCACATCCAAAGAAAAGTTCTATACTTTTAATCTTCCATGAGTATTGACAGGTCTTACTAAAATAGACATAAATTGTCCCACCCTAAGGGCTTAACCGCCCCAGAACCCTATAATTTATTTATTGAAAACAATAAAGCTTACCACACATCATTTAACTCAAACGGTTCAAAACCATCTTCATAAGGTATATACTGTAAGTCAACAGACTTAAGTGTATATCCAGAAGTTCTCGTTAAAAGTTGTGCCATCATCTTCCGTCTATTAAACGTTTCTTCATAAACCTCCTCAGTTCTTAAACGGTTAAATACATCATCATTAACATAATGAATGCATGGTATTTTGTCGTCTTTAGCTTGAGGATTATGGTAATGCAATAGTGTTTTTTCACCCAGAGGGTGAGGAAGTGGTATTGTAGTATCATGAAGTGCCTTTTTATAGAGATTAGAGATAGCACGATAATAATTATTAAGAGCAGTTTGCTTATTAGCCGAGGCAAGAACATCAACTAAGTTGTGTTTCTTGTCCCAGTTAAGAGCATTAAGAGAACTTTGATAATTCCCTTTTTCCAAACCCTTAACAACATCCTGTCGATATAGCATATCTTCAGAATGTACTTCATCACCTCTATAATGATAATTGCCATCAAATACAACATCAATACAAGCTAACGATCTCAACTGCATAGACGTCATCGTACCTGGATAGTCCAAGGCAGATGCTATGACAGTTTTATCAATAAAACCCTTCGGAATTTTTTTATTTGCAATTTTCCATGTTTTCCACAGATCAACACTATCACGTGTTGGTAAGGGGAACATGGAAGGATGCTCAAGGATCTTACGAGCAATCCTACGGTCAACATCACGTGCACGATATTGACCAACTTCTGGTAAACCCATACCGCCTAAGCGCTCAGGTATAAACCAAGGTACATTGTATGTCGTTAAGACATCTCGATGGCCTTTAATGAACAACTTTAAAAGTCGTTCATGCAAAAATTCCGGTGCTTGTTTTAGAAGATATTTAGCACTATCACCTATAGTAAAGTTAGGAGTAGTAGCGTTAGTTGTTTCATTGGACGATCTTTGCATACCGTACAATAAACCAAGATTAACGTATTTTGTTTCACTAACATACATAGTTCGTCTTTTCCTCACATCCGAGTTATAAAATTCCGGTCGTAAGACAGAATAATATCCCTCAGGATTGTAAAGATAGGACGTACTGTTTATATTAAAGAACTTATTACTCCAGTAAACCTTTCCTATGGAAGACTCTAGACCACACATGGCCCCAGCTGTTTCCCAAAAGAGTTTACCAATATCATTAGTTATAACTAAACCGTCATCACCATTAACAATAATGCCCGATTCAACTAAAGATAATTTTCCCTTACGTACAAGAGACGTACCACCTACTTCCTTTGCTGCTCTGATGAGAGTGGCGTTGGCTATACATAAAAGAGGGAACGAGACAATTGAACCCATTAATTGTCCACGCTTCTGCTGTTTTGATTCACTTTTATAATTGATCAAGTGACCCGTAAGGGCACGCTTGAACAATTGGTGATCAACAGTAGAAAGTTCCATCTCCTCCGCTATGGCGTCGACTATAGTATTACTCACCCACGAGAACATCTTGTTCGTTGCGTCGGAGTAATCTACTGAAAGGAATTTTGCTCCAAGAGCAATTTCTTCCAGAGGCAAACGACCATTCAAGAAACTTGAGCTCGTCGGTTGTCCTATAAGTCGAAACGCATCAATACACTTGAGCGTCGACCATAGCTTTTGCTGAAGAGGTTTTAAATATGTATAGAGATAAGGCGGTCCTTTTGATATGACACGAACCTTCAGTGCTTCCGCTAGACCGAGAGGTTTAGCTTCAGGAACTTCTTTAACGGCTTCATCACGAAGTCGACCCCAGAAGGTCTCCCATTTCGTATATAAACCAGTCGCGCTGACATAAGCAATTTGTTGCTTGTCACCGTTCACCGGTTTTTTCATAAGACGAATGGAAGATCCAGGATTACGAAGTCCATATAACAAAGAAGGATTCGATAACATAACACCAACCATACCACCACCACTCCGCGAGTTAATGTAATTAGCTGAAGTACTGGGAAAGAACGGTTCAATAGTATCTCTAAGGTTCACTCGGTGACCCGAAAAGATTTCTTTAACAGTTCTCCTGAATTCATCAATAAGATAAGATTTAGTCAAAAAACCACAACCAAAAGGTTGGATCTCAGGTTCATTTGGTTCCGTTGTGAGCAACTCGAAGGAATCCTTCTCGGATTTCTTAACGATATCAGCATCGGGACGAGGTAAACCCTTTTTTGAATAAAGGATCGTAGTAATGAATTCATTAAACAAGGTGACGTCTTTATCGTGTATATCCCTATCTCTACACCTATTGCGTAGGATAGATACCCAACGATAAGCTCTACCACCAAGTAAAATCCCTGGATGATCTTGGTCGTCTGCACCCTTAGGAACGGGTGGTACATCCTGTACACCTCCAATAACCCCTACATGATAGGAGTAAAAGGCAGCGATCTTCCATTTTACATACTTCATAGCACTTCCACATTTAGCGGCTTGTGACTTCCAATAGGTAAGCGTCGGACTAAGATGATAATGACTTGAGTCAAAACCAAATAGTTCGAATACTTTGAGTATCTCGCTCACACTGTTTTCAATAAACAAGTCTTCCTTCCCAACGAAGGTCTGACAAGGGGGATTTAAGCCTCCACCATTAGCTGGTCGAACAACTGGATCAGCGGTTCCAATTTCCGATACGAATGTTTTCGTGGAGTTTCCAATTCCACAGGACGCGTTTATATTAG